CTAATGAGACCGCGTTCAAAAGCAAGTACTGCACCTTCATGGTCTTGTGAGCGCTCAATAGACGATAAAGCATCATCAAGAGTTTTAATAATAGATGCTTTACGGCGGGCCTCTACAGCCTTATCAATTAAGTAATCAATACTATCTTGTACACCAAGTGTTTGATAAGTTGGAAAGTTCTCGTTAATAACTTCAAGACTTGGGCACTCTTGATAGTTGGTGTAGTGGTCATGCAAGAAACGAAACATCTTCTTGTCGTTGACGTCTGCAAACCAGTTTTCGTTTACATTGCGTTCAAGAGCAATACCGATACTGCGGTCTTCAATTACTTTGCTAATTAACCGTGCGTCGTTGTTCATAAACTATTGAAGTCCAATCCCCAGTGTCCGTATCGTAGCAAACGGTTAGGTACATCTAGTACACCAACCACTTCAGGTCTATATGGTAACTCTCCCACTAAGTGGTCAATAGAACCATACGAATTAAAGTATCTAAACGGGTTAGTACCCATATTGTCAAGAACGTCTATTACATCTGATAACTGCTCGTGTGACATATCAAATGAAACTAACTCCAGGGTAATGCCGCGCCTAGTTGTTGTTAAATATAAAGAGCTAAGTAATTCGCGTCTAAAGTTTCTATCAATTTTAGGGATAGAAAATATCTTAAAACGTTTTGTCATCTTAACTTCTACATTTAGAAAAACGTCGGCTACTACTAGCACTCTCCTCGGGAGCTCATTGCTGATATCTCCCTTTTCCATTAGTGAACCTCTATTTTTCCAAATTTAATTACAAAGTGGCGAAACGCTTCGTTAGACTCTTTGGCTTTCAAAGCATCTTCGCTAGTAGCCCTATCTGATATCACTAATGGGTAACTACCATTATTGCTATCAATCTTGGCTTGAACAAACTTGGTGTGCTTGCAAACGTTTCTTCCACTATACCCTGGACATGTACAGAACAACTTTCCAGCGTTATTAGCAGTTACCTCAAAAATACCAGGGCCAGGTGTTTGAGGGTGACTTAAAAAAACTTGAACTAAACGCTTAGTATCTTCACGCACGTAGGGCTCTCTCATTTCCGTAGGTCACCGCTCTTGGACGTAATGGGGATATACCCAAAGGCCTCGTTAGCAAAGCTTTCTGTAGCATCACCGTATAGACCAGCCCAATCTTCTAACTCAATGTTAGTAGTAACTATTGTAGGCAATCCGTTGTTAAAGCGTGTGCGTAAAACGTGATGAAGCATATTCTTTTGCCACCCGCTTAGGCTGGCATGCTCCTTGCCCACATCGTCAATAACTAAAATTCTGATGTTATACGCGTCATTTCGGCATTCCCCAAGCATCCCTGAGTAAATAACATCTTGGTCATCAGTAGGGCCGTCAATCATAGCCCCCTTTAAATCTAAAATGTCATTGAACGTTGCAAAATAACAAGGGCGAATCAAAGGCCCATTCTCTTTAACATCAAAAGCATCAAGGGGGAATGTATACATCACCTCTTGTATAACTGATAGTGCCAAAGTGGTCTTGCCATGCCCTGGTGTTCCCCAAAACATAAGGCCCTTGCCACAACCAGGAGAGCCAACAGCGCGAATAACTTTTTTAGCTTTTACGGAAGCCAGCCAACGCTTTACATTAGTTAGGTCTTTTTCATCAACCTCTGTGCAATCATCTAGCGTCCAACCTAAGCGAGCAGTTGGTATGTTAGCCATTTGCACCCACGAACGGCGACGAATCTTTAACTCGTTTAATTTAAACATCGTTCATCCAATCCAAAGAGCGAGTTGACTTTTCTTTTATGGCTTCCATCTTCTCTGGGGTAACCCTAGAGCGCTGAACCTCAGTTAACAAGTTATGAAACTGTAGTATGAACCTCTTCCATACAATCTCAGGGTCGCTTAGTTTGGTGTCGTGTTTAATCTGACTAAAAAACAAAGCCATCATTTGAAGCTCAAGTGCCCCATCCGTGTTGTATTCCTTGCGTTTGTCTGCAAGTGCGTAACGAAAACGGCTACGGGTAACCTGCCACGGCTGGATGTGCCACAGGTTGTGCATCTGCTCTGCAAACTCAAACGATGAATCTGTAGGTGACCAGCCAGAAGCGTTTGCAGGGTTACGACGAAGCATCTTCTCTTGACGACGGGACTCGTGAACCTCCATCTTCTCGGCATGCTTCTTTTCGCGCCACTTGCGTTGCGCCTCTAAACGGTCATCTTCGCTTTCAAAGTACTCCACGTTTACCTCCCGCGAACCCCGTTCGCTATTCGGTTTACTACTTATAGAATTAGTTATATGTATATATGAGCTATTCAGCTGTGACTGTAGAGTGTGTATACGGGTTTCCAGTAGCTGGTAACCAGCATGGGTGATTCTCAAAGTAGACACGGTTTTGCCGTTGCCCATTCGGTTAGTTATGGTCTCTAGGAGACCCTCCTTCTTTAGAAGGGTAATTGTGTTTTGGATAGCTTCCCTGCCCTCACCAAAAATCTGAGAAAGGCCTGGGGCGCCCCCATGGGACGGCCTCATGGCTATCTCCTCAAGGACACCTATACCACGTGCTGTAATCACGCCTCAGGGCTCTTTAAAGGCTTCCCTGGGGCATCCGCCATAGCTTCTACTAGGGCTTGGGCAAAGATTTGGGCAATGGTTTGGATTCCGTAATAGAGATTTTCCATGACTTCTTCATCAAGGCTTTCGCCTTCTTCATCTTCAAGGTCGGAGAAGTCGGTTTCTTCTTCGTCGTCTTCTTCTTCCTCTTTGGCACTTGGCTTCTCCTTAGGTATGTCTTGTTCTTGAATTGGGATTACTGGTGCCACAATACGAAGACCTTCTGATGGTCCAATTTTGTTAAGGCCGTCTGTAAGGTCAAAGCACTGTATGCCTTTTAGGTCAGCGAGTAAATTAGCACTCTCTGAATCTTCATCATCCCAGAGTAAAAATGCGACTGTTTTTTCTTTTATAAAATCTTTAGTAACAGTTGCTGCGTCACCCTCTACCATTGTTGATGTAGATATGCCGTTAAAATTACCAGACTTGGTATAGATGATTATGTCTTTATTTTTATCTTTAGCAAATTGCGCGGCAAATATCTGCCCTTGGCTTGGTTTATCTTTATAAGGAAGTACAACAACCCCATGCTCTCCGTTGGCATAGAAATGGTCTTCCATGAGAGCCTCTAAGTTAGCTCTTGTTGTTACGCCGTTACCAGCAACTATCACATAATACTTGTCCATTTGGACCTCCTTTGTAGGGGAGGCACAGGCTAGCACATTAGGTCTTAGGCTGTCCTAGATAGATGGCTACAGTAGTTCCAAGCGGCAATTTGTCTTTAAACGTAGAGTTAGAGGTACGAACCTGTATAGCATAGCGGTTTTTGTAATAGTGGCTTCGGCTAGCATTAGCTGAGCTTTCCCATACGTAATCAGGGTTGTCACCTGTTCCGCTAGCGCCATCAAAATAAGGGTCAGCAGTAGAAGAGGCTTCAAATACAGCAGAATCAAAATATATAATTTCACCGCTGGCTGCTGCCCATTGAACAACAACTGCTGCAGAGTACGCAGTTGCTGGTGCGACCCCAGTTACTATAAGTCGTTCCCAATCAGGAGATGCCGTGTCAACTGCGGTAGTAGTTCCAGCAGTGGTGCTTATTGCACTATTTGATGAGTTGTACCAAACTATACTTGCGGTTGCATTTTCAGAACCAGCGTTTGCTAGTTGAGAATAGATGCTAAATGTGTATTGAATTTCTGGGTAATGGATTGGCATTCTTTGAGAATCTGTAGACCCGTCCCATGATGTTAAAGCTACAGTTCCTGTAGCAGAAGCTGTAAGTTTTAAAGCGTTACCTGATACCCATACGGTTCCACCAGAGCTTAAGGTTCTGGCTACGTTTGTAGCTGTTTTTGCGTATTCAATATATGCGTAGTTAACAACGGTTGCCCCGCTTGTTACAGTTTCATTAACAGCTGTGATTGTGTACGTACCGTTAAACGTAGCATCAACGTTAGATACAACTACTGTTTGACCAACTTTATAGTCGTGTGTGTATTCCGTTTCAATACGAGCTACATTTGAGGTTAATGATTTGTAAACCACGTTCCACACTGTTGCTCCTGGCTCTCTTGTAGAGGTGTCTATAGCGCTAGTTGCGCCAGAAACTGTCCATGGAGTTATAGGGGATGCAAAGTGTGGGTTTTTTAATTCATTAATTCTGTTGGCTTTTAATGTAAAACGAAGTTGTCTTGCCTCTTCAAAACTAGTAGCAGTTGCTGACTGCTCAAACTGTGCGCAATCAAAGTACTGGTACTCGTTACTTGCTGAGCCAGCAAGGGCTGCAATAGAGATAGTAGGTACTGCGTAATAAGCTGTAGATGGGGCCGTTTTATTAATTACTGAAGGGCGGGCAGAAAATGCCCCAGTTCCACTAGCTACAGCGCTTCCAGCAATTGAAGAGATGTAAACACCAAAACGGTCGTACCAATCAATACCAAGGGTGACGTCGCGAGTAGTTGTAGAGTTAACGGTGTATATGCTAAATGAGTACACTAGTCCAGCGGTTACTGGAACTCCTGTAAGAATTGGTGAAGAGGCGCCACAAAGAATTTTAACAACTCCAGCGGTAACGCTTGCGTTCTTAACTGCAAGAATTCCTTTTTGAAG